CCCGGGGAGGCCGAGTTTCTTACCTGTACATCATTTAAGTATATTCCCTCAAAAACATCATCAGCGGGCAGAGTTACTCCGTATTGATCAACAAAGCCATGTATCGGACCTTCGGAAAGTAAGTCTATAAACTCTGACTCTGTATAACTTTCCAAAGTTGCCGAACTTCCAGAATTATATTTAGACAGTTTTTTACTACTTTTTTTTGATGCGATGTTTGTTGGGCCAATTTTTAAACGCCCATAACCCAAAGGAACAGCTATTCCTTGAGCTTGCCTAGTTATACCTCCTGAAATTAAAAATGATTTTGTACTTATTGAATCTTTTCGCTGGGGTGGCTTTGGCGGTTTAGTCAAAGCTTGCATTGCAAAAGATATTGCCACAGAAGCAACAACCATACCAAGAGTCGTTAAACCTCCCCCTACCTTTAACAACGCAAGAGATCCACCAACCCCAAAAACAGCAGACCCACCAACAGGACTCAAAAGATGTATTTCTTTTTGTTTTGAATTTACTTTCGATAATTTTTCATCAATTATATTTTCGCGTAAATCATCCTTATCTTTTATAGATTTTGGATCTTTTGTGAGTATAATATAATCAATACCTTTAGCTGAAGACTTGTACACATAATTAAAAAATCCTTCGCAATTTGCCTCTATAGCAGAAAACGCCTCCTCGATATTGTTCACAGCAAGTTCCCACTTTTTACCAAAGCGTTTGCCTAGCTCTCCATGTAGATATACCGTTTTCACTTTACCTTAAACCTTTTATAGTTTATACACCTATATTTTCATACAGGAAAAAGTCATTGTCTCTCAAGCTATATATCAAATAAGGTATACATAATTCGTTCGAACTATTGATATCATTTTCGCTTGGCTGAGATGATCCTATTACATGAGAATGCACAATATATTGTACATCATAATCTATTAAAATTACAGGGTCTATTAAAAAATAATACTCGGGAGACCTGCTTATATTTTCACATGGCAAAAAATATAAAGTAGAATTATCAAAATAAACCACCCCACAAGATTCCTGTTTTTTAAATTTCCGGCAATATTTTCTAATTTCATCAAGTATTGTTTTGTTTATTTCATTCAATTGGATACCTTTCTGTTCCCGGAAAACCTCCAAATCTCAAACCTCTTGCTTTCAGGCTTTCATTGTAGGGTGTTAGATCTTGACCTGTTATCGGATCCTTTTTTAAGGTAAACCTTTTTTTGCATGACTCAATTGTTTTAGAGCATGAATCCTTAAGCCAATATTCTTTTGAGAAAAATGGATGATATCTTGATGCGTCTTCATGCTTTTGAATGCAAACAAAAATATGCGGAGTAGATTTATATGGATTGTTTGCATTTGTTGGAACAATCTTAACAACATCCCCCAATTGATAACCAGATAAACTTTGGTAGTTTCCGTCTTTCCCATATTTGTTCCAATAATCCACATTACTTATATTTCCACCATAGATCGAAGCATCTACAATACCAGTGTCATATTGATCTCCAATTTTCTCTTTGTTAACAGCAAAACCTTTGATTAAACTTTTTCCTTCTGACGTCTCAATCGGTAAACCTTTATATCCACAACCAATACTGCATCTATAGGTAAAATTGCAATAACCAGACAAAACTACCCTTGCAGGAATAAAAGAATCCTCGAGTTCTAGAGCAGATACTAGCTCCAATTCAATAACTTTTTTATTTTCTATTTTTTTATTATTGATATAAAAAACATCGTCAGGCAGATAAGAACTTTCGCTAGACGAACCAAAAGGATTTACGCCTCCCTGAAAATTTACCTCATCAAGAAATCTTGCATATGTCCTTTTTCTCACTACCTTGCAGTTCGCAAAATCTTGATTTGATTTTAAAATTTTAGAAAATAACCCCTCAGGGTTTGCGAGAGTTAAAGTTGGCCTAGGAAGTTTTCCGTCTGATTGAGACTCAAAACCATCAGTTCTAATAGGTAAAGGTTGATAAGAAAATCCTTGCCAAATAATAGGATTAACTCCATTTTTCATAGGGCAAAATCGATATACTGTATCAACCCCTAAATTTATATCATACAAATTCTTTAATTCCTCAAAATTAGATTGCAGATTACTAAAATCAATCTCATATAAATCAATTAAGGAATCAGGAACCAAAGAAACTAGTTGTTTATTTATATTTGCTGACTGGCTACTCATTTTATATATTTAGGTATATTCTCACATCTCCAGATTTTGGGCTATTTAAATAATTTCCACTTATTAATATTTCCTGCTCATAATATCTACTAGCTTCTTTTAATAATATGTTCCCACCTTCAGTACTTGGATTGGTGTCGGTCATATAAATCAAATTGTCTCCGTCTATATCAAGTAAGTTACAAAATAAATCACTTTCATCTGCACCTTGGTAAATAATTTCTATATCAGAAGACTCCTGCGCATTTAAAATGCTTGTTTTATTCCCAGTAATAAAGTCATAATTTATAAAATAATTAGTTTGCAGCATATAATCGGCATTACCAAGATCGCGGATTAGTCCATCATTATATTGAATAAATGATCTTGTTTTGTCTTGAAGCTCAAAAATATACCCGCCCTCATCTCCCCCCAAAAACCCCTTCCTAAGTCTAATATTAGCTCCGTGCAAATCGATTGTGGAAGAACTATTGCTTAATCCTGATTCTGCTGGAAGCGTTCCTTGTAAAGGTAGAGTGTATTCATAATCACTAGCAACTAAATTTTTTGAAACCATTGGTACATCATTATTTTCTTGACCTAGAATTGAAAATTGTAGATTCTCTCTGCCGGATATAGAGCAATAACTTAAATCGATAGGGGTATCACCAATATTTTTCAACAGGAACTTAGATCTAAACGGATTATATATTGATAACCGCTCTTGTGAATCTTGACTTCTCATAATAAAAGGCGAAGTAAATATTAGCTCTCCAGTATTAATAAAAGGAACGGGATTAATAGAATCATATTGTTGACCCTCTAAATTAAAGGGGTATTGCTCAAACTTAGCACTTATACTATGATTACCTTTAAAATTATAAGAATGGCTCCATTCTTGACATACAAAATTTTGCCTTGTTTCGTAGGGTGCCGGAGGAGTAAAACCGAAAGGTACGCAACCATAATGTTGCTCTAAAAAATGAATAATAGATCTCGCTTCAGAATCATTGCGATTATTAAAATCCAAATCAAGAGTCAGTAAACTTTCATTAATTCCATCGTTAAATATTTGTATATATGCATCGCCAACACCGATATCCTGCATTCTTGGTTTTTGACTCACGCTCAAACCAAGGGAGGGTTTCCAGAAAAAATCGCGCGTCCAATACTGCGTGTTTATATCCTGATAAAAACCCCCGGCTCTACTCCACTCAGATCTATTTTGTGACGGAGCAAATCCACTCAAACTGGAATCACCACTCCAATAATAATGACGCTTATTACCCGTGCTATACACCGCATCATTTTTCTCGTAAGTTCTAGAATCAGAATATGCCTCTATAGGAGATACAAACAAACCGCTTGTTTTTTGAAGGATAGATGAATCCAAATTTCTCAGCTTAACTTCTATATCATTACTGTTTTCAAAATTTAAACTATGATTCCATTCGCCACAGGTAAACCTTTTTGCCTGAAGTCCTATTGAAGCATAGGGGTGAAAGGTTGAAGATTCGTCCCACCGAAAACCTGATATACCCTGACTATATATTAAATTTGGAGAAATATTTATCTGCTCTTGTTGCCCTTGATGATTTTCTAAAAAGTGAACTATTGCATTTGATTCTCTATTTGTTCGATTTTTAAATTTTAAATTAACTTCAATACTCAGGCTATTAATGTTTTTTGGTTGAAGTATGTAATATCCATTTCCATATTGATATTTATGATTGTTTGCCTTAAAACTTACATTGCTTCCGTAATCTGCGTCAAAGAAAAACGAATCTCTAGACCAAACCGTATCATTATCTCCAGGAGATATATTTATTTCAGATAAACTCAATATGTTTGCACTCGCAACCTCCAAAGTGTCGATTGAATCATTATTATTTAACCCAATAACTGTCATCGAGGATCCAGTAATTGAATTGTCATAATTTACAGACAATAAATCTTTCTCTATGGATAGTATTTTATAGGTTCCATCATTTGTGCCAGTTGAACCTTGCAGAGAAACAATCTGTCCAACCTCAAAAGAAGCTCCTAAATTCTCTAATTGATTTTGCGTGTCAACTATAAAATGAGCATCACCCTCACTTGTGTATGACCCGCCAGGAACTAAAGTCAATCGATTCGCCCCAGATATTTGCGCGCCTCCTCCATATACAACATTCTCTTTAGCATAATAAAACAATCCATCTCCAGTATCATGAACAAAATCAAATTTTTTATAACTTGTTCCAGTTTGGAATACACCGCTATAATTAGAAGTGTTAGTTAAATATTCAGAACTAAATATGTTTGAATTATCTATCATTTAACTATTTCTTTTATTGTTATTTTTCCATCAGCATGTTTTCCCTCTGCAATACTCATAGATTCAGACTGTATCTTACCTGACGCAGAAAATCTAGCTATTCTATCACCCTGCATAGATAAGAGAAACGCTTCAATTTTAGAATCTGGAAGCCCTGATGAAGTCATTGAATCTTGTTTATCACCGTATGCGTTTAAATTTTCAAGCATTTCACTGCATCCTATAGTCATTTCTTTTTCGATATTTTCTACAGAAACTCTAACAGGAACCACTCCATTCGGAGAGGTATTTACAATTGTGCCTTCATTACCCCTGATATGATTATAAACTTTTCGCCCAACAATTATATTATAGTTCAAACTAGATATCTCAAACTCCTCATCAGTTATTCCTGTTGCGGACAATCCTCCAAATGACTTTAATGAGTGCGCGAAATCAATTTGACTTTTACTGAATCTTGTATCTATTACCTTATTAACACTTCCATATATATCATAACTTGCACTAGCTTTTATAATTTGAAAAGGACTCATATCAAAAGTAAATGAAGTAAGATACATATTATCAAAAGCATATCGACCAACTCTATTTTGATGAATAGGGACCTCGCTCATACCTTCTGCAATTTCAAACATTCTATGTATCGTATTAGGATTTCCTCCATGTGCAAATTGTTCGGCGGATATAAAAAAAGAAACATCTAATTTACCTTTTAGCCCGTTGGTTGGTGAAAAATTTACAAATTGAGTTTTTGCTCCCGCCAAGTTTGCATCATAATCTCCATAAACTCTTTCAACCTCAAGCGCGGGAGCTAGAGATAAACCTGCGCTATCTGCAAATAAGTTCTTTCCACCAATAGCAACCTTGCTATCTTCAAATCTTAAAAGTGGAGTGGTCATTATGAATTGTGCAAAGTTTTATATCCCTTATATGTTAAAGAGATACTCATTTCTTCTTCTGTAGTACTATTTATGCTCTCACTAATCAACCTCACGTTCTCACCAATAAATTCATTTATTAATGTACCACTAATAGAATCAAATATTTCTATCTTAACATCACTCTCTGGAGCAGCTTGTATTCTATCTTTTATTTCACGAACTTCATAATTATCAGCAATTATAGTAAAATTAATATCAGTTTCTATAGGGTATTGTGTGTCGATTTGTATAGGTTCTAAATTTTTAGTTCCAGCTGTACCGTTAGTCCAATCCGAGGAATCACCTTTTGGAATAGCGTAGAAAGGTTGGGTGTTTATAGTTCTACTAAAACTAAAGTCGCTTATCGCATCAATCGAAAAATCACTAACCGTGACGCGCATACCAGATTGATCTGGGTATTGTACAGGAGGATGTGTTTCTGAAGGGGAGTTCATACTTACTCCGCTACCCAAATCTCCATATACAGTTATATCAACCTGTACATCAGGAACTTCGCCTACAGAGCAGCTAGCTGTATATCTAGACATTCTACCTTTTGTGAAACCAAAACCTTTTGTATCGTTGTCGTATAGTATTGCGCCGCTAATTTCTTGTTCATCATATAAATATTGACTTCCAGATTTTTCAATCAAGGGGTCATTGCTGACCATTTTCCTATTGATACTAAAATTACCCTCAAGAGGACTATCGATAACTGCGTCAATAAATCCCACTCCAGCAACCCTGACAGGCTTTTCGCTTATACCATAATTACCATCAACACTTTGAACTCCAAGTAATTCATAACCATTAATAATGACTTTTTGTTCATAGTTTGAATAACTCATAATTAATCACTCAATAAACCTCCTGGACGTTGTTCCTCCACAATTACGGAAACTACTTGTTGTTTGATGCGTTCTGCAAGCTTAGCATTACTTTGCTCTTCATTTGATTTATCTGCAGGATTTTGCCCGCTTGAATCATCTTGTTGTTGCTGCTTATTTGACGAACCACGTTCCATATTCACAGAAATACTAATGTTGTTTGTGTTGCCACCAGTCGATCCGGTTTCACTTGAACCTCCGATTTCGCTGACAGGTCCTCCTTCATTAAATTTACCTGCATTTATTTGATCAAGCATTGGCTTGCCAATTTGGCGAGCGCTACTTGCACGAATAACATATTCTCCCTCACTGAGCATTGCGGGAATTTGGTCGATGCCAGATTTTCCTGCGATGTGTCCGCCGCTGGCGTATTTGCGAATTGGGCCGCCCATGTATCTGTTTGTTGGGTTAAGAAACCAAGCTCCAACGCTACCTGGTCGGGTCGGAGCAGACATACTTCCTTGAGGAGTTTTTGACCCAAACAAATTCATTTTACCCAATCCATACATCAATCCAATACTCGCAACCATTCCCAGCAACTGTCTACGTTTTGCTTTTTTGGCTTGCCGTTTTGCTTCAGCTTCTTGACGAAGACGTTCTTCTTCTGAAAGTATTGCTTGTATTGCGCTTGTATCTTCTCCCAATCCTACATTTCCAGATTGAGCGTAAAAAGAGCCGCTCATTGCTTTTCTTTGATATAATCTACCAGAATCAAATCCTCGTCCTCCTCCAAAATTAGATGCCAGTGCAGAACCTTGCGCTGCGGGACCTCCTGGCGCACCTTCTCTTCTTATTTTTCCTTTTGATAATAAATCATTTTCTACCGACCCTCCACTAGCAAATCCAGGTATGCGTCCGCCAGCATTCATTCCGTGCATGAATGATCCGCCATATTTATTTACTGCATCGCGACCCATAACATATTCACCATTGCTTACCATTGCAGGCACCCCACCACCCTTTGAATATTTGCGAACATTTCCACCTCGAGAGAATAATCCCGTTGCACCCACCATTTGATAGGCCATTTTTTGCATCATTGCTTGTTGAATCATTCCAAGAAATCCAACCGCGGCATCAGTCAATGCATCTTTTAGGCTTTTTGTTCCATTGATTGCTTCGGTCATTGCTCCGGCAAGTCCGTCGGCAAAAGCGCTTGGTATTCTTTTGCCAAGTTCGTAATCCATCATTTTAACTTGTTCGCGCATTGATTTCGTGGTGTCACTCATTCCTCTGCCAAATGCACCTGGGCCAGTTTCATGCGCGCGCTTTGCGGCTAATCTTTTTTCTTCTAAAGCTAATAGTTTTTCGGCGGTAGATACTTCTTTTTCTGATTTCTTGAGTATATTGTCTATAGCATTTTGTGTTTTTTCTTTTGCTTGATTTCT